GCTCAACCTTGATACCTCGGTACATGAGGTCATGGTTGTGGCGTTGGTCTCGCTCTTGAAGAACCTTTGCCTTGTAGCTTTCAGCGTCATACTTGACGCCGCGATAAGTGATAGTACTCATCAGTCTTACTCCTAAAGTAGTTGGATTTTTAGGTCCGTTCCTTTAGTCGTTTGCGTCCCAGTAGCACTCAGGTGTAGATTCCTTTACGGTCTCCACAAGTTCAACTTTGAAAGCATTTTCGATGTGCTCGTATGCTTTCATCCTCAGGATAATTCCCTCGGCTTGTTGACAAGTGAGTGATGAATATAAAAGAAATTCAATCATGGGATGAACGGCTCCGTTCCGCGACTTACTTGCGTCTCACCCATTGTGAGATGAACGTATGGTTATTATACCATATATTATGTAGGTCAGTCAACTGCTACACCGCTTAGTGCCACAATAGTCTGCACAGATATGTGGTCTCTTATCCCAAGAGTCCACAAGAGTATGCTGGAAGAATGGAGTTTGTAATATCTCCTCCAGACTATGATGTTGTAAGCATATCGATTTGATACCACCCTGGTCTTCAATCAATGGGATAACATTGTCCCAAAATACCTTCTGCATATACTCAGCACCCACCCCCTTGTTCGGGTTCTTGATGTCCCTAAACTCTGCTGGAGCATCAATGTCATCATGGACATAGAACTCTGGGTAGAAGAACCTCAGACGTGACTGGTGGAAGCAGCAAGCATGAACTACACCACGACTATCAATCCTAAGTTGACCTGGTTTACCCCGTTGATGCTTGTATCTACAGTCAACAGGACTATCCTCAGCGACAGGATTGTTCTTGAATACATGTGCAGAATCAGAAACTACCTCTAGTTTTCTGATTGTGCCTTTGTATTCGTAAGTAAAAGTACCATCTCCCTTCCCACTAGCATCATACATATCATTGACCTTCGTGTGTTGAAAGTCTTTGAACTTCATCAACCGACTGAGTGTCTTGCAACGCTTAGTCTGATGCTCATTATGTTTGAAGACTAGCATCCTCCACACAGCAGGTCCACCAGCGGCAATGAATGCCTTAGCACTACTGATTACCTTATGATAATCTACACCTACCCTGTATTGTTGTATGGTATCTTCTAGACCATCAATAGAAAAGATAAGAAAAGAATCTTTATGCGATGCTCCCATGAGAGCACCAAGTTTACCCCAGAACTCTTGGTCTCGGGTGCCTCCGTTAGTGCTCATCTGGAAAATGATATTCCTATTCACATTCAGAGTGTAGGAATATATTTCTAACAGATCTTCGCACAATGTGGGTTCACCAAAAGACCCTTGGAAGTACATCAACTCTGTCTTCCTAAGGGTCTCTGGTGGGAACCACTCCTTCCATTGCTCAAGACTAATGGAAGAACGATTCATTGATGGGTCTGGTTTTAGTACCGCTACCTCATCATTATATGATGTCTTATGTCTGGCACACAAAGGACACTTGGAGTTACAATGATCTGTTAGATCAATGAGGAACTTCACTTGTCACGCCAAACAATCTCAGGGTACGCTTTCTCTACAACGCTACGAGTGATACGATACTTGCTCTGTAGTTCACCGTCTTTAGCCAGGACAACAATCTCTGCCTCGTCAGCATGAAGAGTCTCTAGCAGTTGAACCATCATGGTCTCACGCTTCATCTGAGACAGAATATCGTTACCGCCTCGGATAAAGTTGTACAATGTCCTCCACTCTTGTACTAAACGAGTGTGACCCACTGCATTAGCAGGGGTATCATTTACTTTGTAAGGTACAGGTCCAACAGGAATAGCACTTTGGATCTTCTTGTCAAAGTTCCAGATCAATACTGCTTTTACATCATCCCGCTTGTTCTCCTCTAGGATTTGTACCTTTTTCTCAACAGTTTTAGCACCGTGAACTGCTTTGAACAGTTCGGAGACTAAAGGGTTGTTAGGAAGTTTTGTCGTAGCCATAATTAGTCGTCAAATTCATCTAAACGTGGGGGGTCACCTTCAAATCGGAAGGAGATGAGTGATTCAGCAATAGGATTACCGTTCTCATCAAACATTTCTGGGTGAGTATACTGAGGGGTTACATCAAAGATGTATGCCCGAACTAGATAACCAATTACTAGTCCTAAACCAACGGCCTGTAGTAGGATGATAACACCCAGCACTACAAAAATCGTCGTGGAATCAAGAGACATAATTGTTTCTCTCCCTTTCTATATGTAGGGAATATTTCATCCCAAACATTTTGAATAACGTAACGATTCTTACGTAGTTTGGTTTTTGTTTGCGGTTACGAAGAAGGAGTTCAAACCCCTTGTTCATATTCAAATCATCTTTTGTTCCTGAAGGAACTTCAGAGTTTCTTTGCATCCACCTATTGCTTTGTTGTTGATAGACACTTGAGGAAACGTTGCTGCCTCCTCAAACTCCATAAGAAATTGTTCTTGGGTAAAATCTTTACCTAGTTTATACTCGATATAATCAAGGTCAACAGAAGCAAAGAGTTGTCTAACTCTATCACACCACTGACAATTATCGCGTGAGTAAACTACTGCCTTCATAGGTCTCTATGTAATCAGAAAATAAATTAGCACCCTCCTGTAAGGAAGATGCTATTTGTCGGAAACCAGTTCCAACATAGATTTGTCCTGTCACCACTGAGACAGTTGCGATGCCCCAGAAGATATAATACCATTTAGATTTGACTTGGTGGCGTACAATCTTGTTCATAATAAAGAGGTCACTTAGGTATTATATCATCTTATTGATGTGTGGTCAATAAGATCCAGTACGTGTTTTTTTCTTTTCTAATCCTGCAAGTTCCAACAACACTACCTTCTTTGCAAGTTCTTGATTACGCCAGTAATTGACTGCCGTTGCATGCTCACTGGAGGATAAACGTTTCCAACAACGCTCACGAAAACGCCAAACAGGAGAAGGATTCTCTGGAGCAACGAGGTCGGTAGTCCCTTCGCTGTCTAATTGTTGCTTTGTTTCTTTCAACTCAGTTGAAGTACTAGAAAGGGATAATTTCCTTGAAAGCGACATTACACACACACACTATACTACATCATGTGTATTTAGTACAGACACTCCTCTTGGGCAGAAAGAATCGTACAGTCAGAGGTGGGATAGGCAACGCAAGTAAGAATAAATCCTGCTTCAATTTGATCATCATCTAAAAATGATTGGTCCTCTTGGTTTACCGTGCCTTCTATAACTTTACCTGCACATGTAGAGCAAGCACCAGCACGGCAGGAATAAGAAAGATCAATGCCTGCTTCATCAGCACCATCTAGGATGTACTGATCGTCAGGACACTCGAAGGACGTGTCTTCGCCTTCGGGGTTGCGGATTGTAACTGTGAACATGGAGATTTATTGAACGTGAATAGTGCCAGTCATACCTGCTCCTTGATGAGGACCACAGAAGAAGTTATAATCTCCTATGTCAGCAAATACAACGTCTTGTGATTCTCCAGGAGCAAACAACAATGCTTCTCTAGAAAGATCTGGACGTGCCTCAACAATAATATTGTGAGGAGGTAGTGATTCATTGATGAAGTGAACGGTATCACCAGCAGAGATTGTGATCTCATTCGGGGAGAATGCTAGGTTACCATTAGCACCCATTGATACATCCACTGCCCATGCAGGTAAAGCAAGGAACAGTGAAGCGATTAGCACAAATAAAGGCTTCATTGAGTGAAGTGATTCGCAATCCCATTATATAGACAAAAAAAGTAGGGGTGTCCTGGATTTTGCCAGGATCCCCTAACGCGGCGACGATATATTATTATTTAGATAATCTTTCTCAGTTTGATAGGGATGTGTATCACCTGTGTATAGTTTGTACCCTTCAATTAGATCAGGCACTAACCATTCATGAACTGGAGTACATGCTTCCCAATTGACGGGTTGGATGCAGTTCATGACAGCAACATTCCAAAACGCTACCAAATGTATTACTAATGTAGTCATTCATTCTTGTTGTAAAGTTTCTCTAGTTTTTCTCTAGAGAAATCCACATACATCACTTCTTCTCCTGCTTGTGGTGCTTCAGGATGCTTTGGTTTAGGAGGATTCCTCATCTCTATATTGATAGATTGAATGTTAGCCCACATCATAGCGAAGGCACCCCCAGCAATAAGAGCGAAGCATATAAAGTAAAACGAGACTTCAAAACTATTCATCATGCTTCCTGAAGAGATTGAACTGTGTTGTGAAGTTCTCCAATATCAAGGAGACCTTCAGCACTAAACCAAGGGGCATTCGCCCAACTAAATCCTTCACCCATGGTGCTATCAGGTGCCGTAATATACCAATGACATGCTGTGTCTGGTACATCTACGGCACACTTAGACCAATCGTCACTCCACTGTGGGACTTGTACCCACATCAGAGCAGCAAACATAATACTGAATAGTGATTTGAAGATATTCATGCGAGTCTCCGTTTTATGAGATGGTCTATTGAGAAGTT